CATTCTTCAGACCGCGCGGCGCATCGGGCGAGCCTTGTACCAGCCGGGTGCTGAGTTCGGCAATGCCGCCCTCGCGCTGGACGCGTTCCGCTTGCTGGCGGAATTCGGCAAGGGCCTGCTCGCGCGTATCCTTGATGAGCTTGGCCGCCAGTTCCGAGAGTTGGCCGCCATCAGTAGTTTGCAGTTTCGCGGCCAGTTCGGTGACGAGTTTCTCTCGTTCCGCTTGAGTAAGGTCGGATAATTTCATCTCTGACTCCTTGCGTTGTAGTTGTGGTTTCTTGAACAGGCCGCTGAGGAATTTCATCGCGGCTTCGATAACGGTTGGCTCGACGGTTTCCCATTGCTCGCGGGGCGCGAACACCGGGCCGCTGGCGTCCATCGTGTATGGCACTTTGTACACGCCGTCGTTCAGTTTGCAGACGACGCCGGTTTCGTCAACGCTCATCACCTCTGGCATTTCGTCGGGATAGGCAGTGGTCATCATGTCCATGAACGCCTGTGTGATTTGTTGCGTCATTGCTTCATCCATTGCGGTCTCTGCCTTGCCGTGCGGAATTGCATCCGCCAGTTCATAAAGCGAACTTGAAAGCTCGATGGGTTTCAGGAGCATCTTGCCCTGCGCGTCACGCACGGCGGGCCAGTTGGTGAGCGTGCCGCCGAGGATGACTTTGTTCACCGTGTCAATGGTAGCTGAGAAAAAACGCCGAATAGATTTGCCGATGAGGTCTTTGCCGAGTTCCGTCCATTTGGGAACGAGCCTCAGCACATTGCCCGCCAACTCTACGCCGACAATCCAGCCGCCCGCGTCGCCCTTGTCGTGATCGCCGGTCTTGCCCGCGTCAATCGGCAGGCCGACGAGTTCACCCGATTGGCTGACTGCCGCTTTGATTGCCGCCTGGGTGTTCGCCAGATAGAGCGGCAGTTCGGCAGCAGTGACGGTGACGGGCCGCCCGTTCATGTCCAGCGTTTCGACGACGGTCAAACCATCGAATGCCTTGCCAGGCGCGAGGTTGTCTACTGAGAGTTGGGAGAAAATGAAGTGACTTCGGGACATATCTTTGATTGATTCAAGTGCTAAGTTCCAGGTCTTGTCATCTATGCCATCCGGCCTCGCGCTACCTTCGATTGCCGCCGTGCAAATGGCGTAGGCGCTATCCTCGGATTTGCCATCGGCCATGACTTGCTGAACACAGCGGTCTAATTTTTCAGGCATAGAAAACAAAAAGGCCGGGCAACTCGTTAGAGTCGTCCGGCCAGCTTTCGCAAGAGCGGTTACGTTGTAGGGATATTACGCCAATTCGGGCTAAGTGTCAAATGGGCGTTTAGTCACTTCTCGGCCTCGGAGCGGCGGATGGTCTCAATCCGCGCCGTCTCAATCTGCATCGGCTGGCCATGGACGATGGTCAGATGCACCACGTACCGGCCCGGCTGGGCGCAATCGCGGGCAATCATCCGCGCCAGCCTGACGATGTGCGGCGGCAGGTCGTTGATGATCCTGCCGTCTACCAACTGCGAAGGGCGGGTTAGAAGGTCGGTCATAGCACCTGCTCTCTAGCATCGTTGTAGTAGTTGTGGTGACAATTCTCCCACCGCCCACAATCAAAGTTCTCGTTGCCATTGCGCCCCAGCAAACCCCGACTCTCCCACCACGATTTTTTGTGCCGCTGGCCTTTGTATTTCTGACACTGGCGACATGACTCCTCGCCATCCTCGCCATTGTAGGTCAGGTACATATTGTCGCCCGATGAATTCAGTTCAGCCAGCCGCCCCAACTGCGCGAGTGACTCAACCCACTGCCTGACTCGCGTGAGCATTGCGTTGCGGGCCTCGGTGCGCTCGTCGCCTTCGAGCTTCGCAACCGCCATCGCATCATCGGCAAATGCGCCGGTGTTATCGGTCTGGCTGAGTATCCACGAGTCAATCGCCTCGCGGTCGGCCTGCTCAATCTCCGGCGGCTCGCGCCCGCCTTCCTTCAATCCTTCGACGTAAACGGATTGACCGTTGTCAATAATCGCTGTCTGCATCTGTTGCACGAATGACGAGCGGCGCCTGTTGAATAATCCGTTGCCCGCATCTGTTACGAGATTCTCCAGCGTGTTTTGATACTCGCGGACGACCTCATTCACGGAGAGGTGACGCAAATAAGAATCAACCCGCGTTAGAGCGGATTCAAGATGTCTCACGGCCAGGTCAAGCGAGGCGGTTCGCATCAGTGAGTATTGCCTTTGAGTGCGCCGGGCGGCACAATGCTCGGCACGATGATGCCTGACCCGGATAGAGCGTGACTGATTTGATTCGCCGCTTCGGATGTGAGCGGGACGACAACCCGGATGCCGTTTTTGTCAATGAATATCATCACCTTCTGGCCTGCCGGACTGCCGCCGACCTGCACCTGACAATCGTGGAGCGTAATTTCAATCACGTTTCATTTCCTTTCGGGCTAAGGCCAGTTCGCGCCGTGCATCGTTGACAGCCCGCGTCAGGCTGGATAGGTTGCCCGCGCTCTGGTTCTTGCCGCCCGCGTCGGGCGTTGATTGCTCAGTTGTCGGCAACGTCTCAGGCAGGAATCCCGTCCGTTTGCGGAACTCCAGATAGTCATCGTCGCCCAGAGGCATTGTGTCTTTGATGAGCGACATGAACGTACCCAACTCTTGCAGGTCAATGAGCTTCTCGGCCTTGCTGATTTTGAGCGCGGGTCGGCGGGTAATGTTCGGAAACTTCGCCGCATTCCATTTGAGCAGGCGCGTCCCGATTTGCTCATCCAGTTGTTGAACGCCGCTTGCCATCATCTGATTGAATGCCATCAGCCAGAGCGCCGTCGAATCCTTGAGCGCGGCATAGGAACCGGTGGCGCTAATCGTGGACATCGCCACCCATTGCATGTTGTAGAGCGCGAGTTTGAGCATGGAGTAATGCTGAATAGCGGCCAGGATGGAAGGCGCGGCACTGAACGGGACATCTATCACTGAGCCAGTGAAGCCGAACGGCCAGGCGGCGTAGTTGCCCTCCTGCGCGGTGAGAATGGCACGGGCCGCCGCTTTGATGTTTGATTTGTCACTATCGGTCAGTGAACCCGCCTCGCTCTTCGTCACGCTCAGATGCCCAGCGGCATGTTCAAAACCGATGCCTTGTACAATCTCCAGGCCGAATTTGATTCGCTCCAGCCGCCATATAGCCTCGAGCGGCGTGAGGCCTTCCGGGTTTTCAACGTCACCGAATGCAACATGAACGCTGTTTGCGAGCGGCAATAGGATGCGCGGATTAGGCGCGTCGAGTTGGTACATCCCCGACAGCCGCCCGTTGGTCTCGTCGAGTTTCCACGAATCAAATGACGAGTGATCGCGGAAGGCGAAGCGCCGAAAGCCGATTAGCCCATCATCATACTTCGAGCGCCAGGGGTCATCGTCGGGCGGTATCCAGTCGCGTTGACGCACAGCAGGCACAGCCTCCCACCAGGCCCAGCCCATGAATGGAGTATAAGCCACGAATGTATCGCGCCAGCGGTCAATGCCGCCCTCCACGTCGCCAATGACCTGCGCGTAGAATTCCTGGAAACGTTTGTCGTCATCGCTCGGATTGTCGGGCAGGTCTGGCTCGATGCGAATGCCGGATGCCACTGTTCCGAAAATCTGACGGGTGATCGTCACTTCCGGGTCACTGCGGCGCAGGCGGTTGTACAGTTCAAATACCCCCGGCCAATAGAGGTCGGCGTTATATGCCTGATAGACGAACCCGTACCAGGCCTCGAGCCCGGATGAGCCAATCTCCTCGAACATCCGCGAGCGAACATTCTCAGGCCGTCCGTTGCCGTTTGCGGGTGGAGGCGCGGCCAGGTGTTTCACTGGCGGCGTGGCAACGTTTTTTGTGGGCGGAGTTTTAGCGGCCTTCGGCATCCATTTGTGAGTTTTGTATTTCACTGCCATTTGGATTTGAACTCCTCGACGTGGCCCAACTCGGAAACCGTTTGCCAATCCGTGTCATTCTGCTCGTCCTCATAGGCATAGCGCATGGCGTCAATGATGTGATTATCCCTGTCGGCAGGGATACGCATCGCCCGCCCGCTTGCGTCCTTCTTCCAATGATATGATGCAAACTCGTTGCGGGTGTTGATGCAACGAACATCAATCACGATTTGCTGTTGCTGTAACCACTGAATGCCATGTTCGACACTGTCCTTACCCTTCTTCGCTCCCCGCGCATTGACTCCGCACTGGCGTAGTTCGGTGATGCTCTTCGGCTCGGCGCTGTCGCACGTCACCGGCCTGTTGCCAATGAGCGCCAACATCTCGCGCGCCAGCACATCATTCGTCATCCCGGTCTCGTACAACTCGCCGTAGATGTAGATCGCCTTTCGCTTGCGGTCGTAATGCGAAACGACGAGCGCCGCCGGGTCGGAGCTAAAGCCGAAGTCCAGGCCGTTGCGATGGTTAGCGAACTCGCGCGCCATCCCCGACAGGTCCTCGACGCGCCAGTTCTGAAAGATGACGTGGCCGAGAATGCCCCACTTGCCGAGAGTGTACACGTCGCGGTAGTAGGTGTCCGTCTCGCCCTCAAGGTCTTTCACGTCGTCGGGGGTTAGATAGCGATTATCGGCGTAAGTCGTTTTGAGAATGGTCAGGTCGTCGCTTCTGTATTCTCGCTGGTCGTCGGCCCAGGCCAGGGCTTTGAAATACTCGTCGTAAATCCAATTCGATTGCAGGATGGGGTTGAATGATAGAGTCAGGCGCTTTGGCGTATCCGCTTCGCCA